TCATCAGTTTCGCCTAGAGTTTTAAAAGTATTAGTCCAGTGAAATATTTTATTTGACATCTTCTTTCTCCACTTTCACCTCAGCTTTTGGCTTAGGTGCTGGTGTAGTTTTTTCTACAACAGGAGCGACAGGATATCTTTTATTAACCACAGAAAGTACTCTATTCCAAGAGCCAAAGTATCTTCTAAGTATATAGTCTTTGACTGGAACATCACTTCCATATGATTTATATGTAGCTAAATCCATAACTTCACCTTTCTCAGTGAAAAATTCAGAAACAGCTTTTATCATCATATCTTTTGTCATAATTAATTTTCCTCTTCAGGAGAACTTTCTGTTGGGCGTCCTCCTTGCTCTGGATTTACAGATGACCCTGCTAAATTTACAGGAACACGAGGTTCATCAAATCCATCAATTGGTTCTTTACCGAGAGCTTCTCTAGCTTCATTTGTACTTATGATTCCTGTATTCACAAGTGTTGCATAGTAAGCTGCTTGGTCTCTTAGTTCTGGTTGTAGAGCAGGAACTCCTGCTACATTCTCTACCAGTTTAAAACCAAAATATCTTTCAAATGCATGTCCAAATTTTCTAACTATAGGCAGTATTGTTTCTAAGTAATACAATCTATGATTAGGTCTTATATTTGCATTGTTTCCGCCATCTAGTAAAATTGGTGGAACTCCCATTGCTTCTAATATAACTTTTTCATTTGCTTGTATAGATGGTTGGAAATCTAACTCTTTAAAATTAATTTTTGTTAGATTATCTACCTCTAAACCGCCATCTAATATAAGTGGTCTTTTACCACCATTTTTTGGATTGTATCTAGTAGACCATGCTTGTAACATTCTTTCTTTAATTCTATCAGAAAGAGTATTAGGACTTTTTAGTACTAATCCTGGAACTG